GTTCCTGTTTACATTGTCTAAATGCTTGTCTAAACTGCATATCTGTTTCTTGAAAATAAGCAAACATACAAAAATACGTTAACGCTACTATCCAACTATCCCCATGAGATGTTTCATATGCTCCAGAAGGCATAACACCATCAATCACTCTCCACGTATTTCCAATCATTTGTGTTATCTTTGTAGTTAGACGCCTAGTAGCCACATCTAACAAGCGATTGAATAATTGCTCTTCCTGCACACCTGGGAATCGTAAGTATACCTTTGCAAATCGAGAATATATTTGTAGCATTATCTTTAAAATTGACGTATCACATGCCTTAATATCAAATGTCAGGTATCGCATATCTTCATTATCATACTTAAAATATTTTGCGAAACTTTCCATACCACCATGGTGCCAATCCAACCCAATTCGTATAACATTCCCACGCTCAATTTTCTGCCTATACCCCTGTACTAGCTGGGAAACCAAAATTGTGATTAGATCTGGTATGAAGTACTCTCTAGCTTTATCCTGTATTTTTTGCAAGCTCTCCTCAGTTAAATCCTCAGTAAAATGAACTTCACTTTTCAATACTATTTTATGATGAGCTTGAGGCAAAGAGAACTTCTCACCTTGTCTGAACCGTTTAACGGCTTTATCTATTTCTTGAGCCGCATAGAACACTTGTTCACGTTTCTTACCATTTACTCCTACATGAACAAAAACACCCATTCCACTATGGCGAACAGGTTGCGCTCTACCAGGACGACCCCCTGATGAAGACTCATAGGATATCTTCAAACAATCTCGTATCGCGGAATCATAAGTCCACTCTATAGAATGCTTGAGGACATCCCACTGCTCAGTTTCATAAAGCATCTTCAATCCTTTAGCAATTAACTGCTTATTATTTTTCATCAAAGGAGGAAGAATATGAGTCCAAGTATTATACTTAGCCATTAACTTGGTGAGCTTTGCGGGATACAAGTTTTCTTGTGAATAACAATTATATGGATATCGTTTTTCTTTACCATCTTTAATCAACACTACACCAGTGAAAGATTGATTGTAAAAGGAAGCTGCACGAATACTTCGCACTAACAGCGAATCGTCAGGTTTGTCCTTCCAATCACAACCATCATCATTATTCACTTGTTTCCAAATATTCTTCTCATACCAAGAATTTCATACTGTAACTTCAAATATTTGGAAAAATACTTAACATCCCACAATTTGTAAGGCTCAAGGATAGCAGTATTAAGTTTAAACTCAGACGAGGTTGGAAAAGTACCCAAAAAAGGTGCACTTATGGGTATTTGATTAGGACCTATATTCAAACCAACCTCCATCATAGTACGTGCAATATCTCCATCCCCCTCTATTTTCTTCACAATTCCAAATTTAAGGGACCAGGAATAAGAGATATCTGCTAAAAACTCATCATACATTTGTAAATATCCACGTCTAATACCATCTTTATATCTCGGTATAATAACAGACACTGGTTGCTTAAACAACGGTGCTACTACAATGAATTCAATGTTACACTCACACGTATCATGAACTTTATTAACACTCACACAACTTGACCCATCTCTTTTTCTAAAACGCATCTCCATCTTCTTAAAAGGTCTCTTTGTTAAGTACTGAACAATAGGATAATTTCGATAAAGCTTTGAAATCTTGTCGGAAAATATTTTGTGATGAACGCGAAATCTCTCGGTCGGTAAACTCTCGCTATCCAGACCG